GTGGGAGTGCGGCGCGAGGGGCGGCTGGTGCGGGCAGGTCCGCAGCATCGGGGACGTGTTCGACGTCCCCGATTCTCTTTCTGCAGGGTGGTTCGTGCGCGACGTCATCGTGGTCGCCGCGCCGCCAGACGTGACGCTTGAGCAGCTGACGGATGGCGTTACGGATTCGGAGCCGCCCGCGTTGGAGCACGGGGAAATGGCCGGTCACGGAGAAAACGGCGCGCCGTTGTGGGAGCCGTTGCCAGAACCTGCCCCGGAAGCCAAGCCGGAAACCGACAACAAACCCCGTAAACCCAACAAACAGGAGAACCTGAAATGAGCAACGCAGCAATCTACATCGGTACCAAAATTATCGAGGCTACCCCGATGACGCGCCTTGCGTACAACGATCTGCGCGGCTGGCAATTACCGGCAGACGAAAGGGGCGAAGACGAAGGCTATCTGGTCGTTTACATCGGGCAGGAAAGCAACGTGCCGGGCTATAACGGCTATGTGTCGTGGTCGCCCAAAGACGTGTTTGAGCAGTCCTATCACCGAATTGATGACGCCATCCTGCAACACATCAAGCCCGCGTAATGCGGGCTTTCATTTAGGAGAAAACCATGAAAGAACAAGACATCGCCCGTGTAGCCCATGAAATCAACCGCGCGTATTGCCAAGCCATAGGCGACAACAGCCAGCCCGCATGGGAAGACGCACCCGACTGGCAGAAAGACAGCGCTGTGAATGGCGTGAAATACCACCTCGCACACCCTGAAGCGACGCCGGAAGGCAGTCATGAAAACTGGCTCAAACAAAAAGCAGCTGAGGGCTGGACATTTGGGGAAGTGAAAGACCCCGATAAAAAGCAACATCCCTGCTTCGTGCCATACCACGAACTGCCGGAATCGCAGCGCGCGAAAGATTACATTTTCCGCGCGGTGGTGCATGCACTGGCAGAACATATAACGGACTAAATCCATGTTCTCGGTAGTGGAAATCTGCAACCTCGCGCTCTCGCATCTCGGCGACAGGGCGACCGTCGTTTCCATCGACCCGCCGGAAGGGAGCGCACAGGCCGAGCATTGCAAAACCTACTGGCCACTCGCCTTGCAGATAGTAATGGAGGCGCACGAGTGGGGCTTCGCGACGAAGCGCGTCAAACCCGCGTTGCTTGCCGATAAAGACCCGGCTTGGGCGTACCACTACGCCCTGCCGCATGACGCGCTTAGGGTATTCGCGGTGCTGCCGCCCAATGCGCCGGACGACTACGAGGTAAACGGTCAGGCGGTGACCGCGGATTACCAGATTGAGCGCGCAGACGGGCAAATCCACATCCTCACCGACCAGCGCGAGGCGGTGGTGCGTTATCTCGCCAAGGTTGACGACCCGGCGCTATTCCCGGCGACCTTTGTGGCCGCGCTCTCGTGGCAACTGGCGTCAATGCTGGCGGGGCCGGTGCGCAAGTGGGATGCCGGATCGAAAGAAGTGAAGAGTTGCGAGGCTGCTTACGCCAACTATCTGGGGCTCGCCATCAGCCATGACAGCAAGCAACGGAAGGTGCGCCCGCGCCCGCAAACGCCGTGGATACAGGGACGCGCATGAGTAACGCCAAATTCCTGCAACAAGCCTTTGTTGGCGGCGAAATCGCGCCGCAAATGTGGGGGCGCGCCGATGACGTCGGCTATGCCAACGGCCTTGCCCGCTGCCGCAACTGCATCGTGCGCCCGCAGGGCATGGTGGAGAACCGCGCCGGGCTGCGCTTCGTGCATGAGGTGAAAGATTCTGCCAAACGGGTGCGCCTCATCCCCTTCACCTTCAGCGGTGAACAAACGATGGTCATCGAGCTCGGCGACAAGTACGCGCGCTTCCACACCGGCGCGGCGACCATTTACGACGGCAATGCCCCCTACGAAATCGCCACCCCCTACGCGGAGGAGCACCTGATGGACATCCACCACGTGCAGAGCGCGGACGTGCTGACCCTCGTCCATCCTGCCTACCCACCGCAGGAGTTACGCCGTCTGGGCGTGACCAACTGGAAACTGGAGCCGATTTCCTTTGTGCCGAAATTCGAACCACCGACCGAACTCAAGGCGGAAGCCAAGCGCGCGCAGCCGATATCCGGGGTGCCGCAAAACGACATCAAATACCGCTACAAAGTGACGGCGGTGAAAGACGGGGTGGAGAGCAAAGAAAGCGCGGAGGAGGAAGTCACCAACGACCTCTACACCCCCGGCGGCAGCAACACCCTGACCTGGAAAGCGGTGGATGGTGCCGACCACTACCTCGTGTACAAGCGGCAGTCGGGGATGTTTGGCCTGGCAGGATACGCCAACGAAACCAACTTTGAAGACCGCGGCGTCTCGCCGGACATGACGAAGACGCCGCCGAAATACAAAGACGTCTTCGACAAGGCGAACCACTACCCCTCGGCCGTTTCCTACTTCCAGCAGCGGCGCGTGCTGGCAGGGACAGACGCCGAACCGCAAAAAGTATGGATGACGAGGAGCGGTACCGAAAGCGACATGAGCTACTCCACCCCCTCGCGCGATGACGACCGCATCGAAGTGCGGGTTGCCGCGCGCGAAGCCAGCCCGATCCGCCACATCGTGCCGCTGACCAACCTGCTGATACTGACGGGCAGCGCGGAATGGAACGTGAACACGCAAAACTCCGACGTCCTCACCAACACGACGATTTCCATCAGCCCGCACAGCTACGTTGGCGCGAACAACGTGCAGCCGGTGATTGTGAACAGCTCGGTCATCTACTGCGCCGCCAGGGGCGGGCATGTGCATGAACTTGCCTACTCGCGCGACGCGGGCGGCTTTATTACCGCCGACATCTCCCTGCGCGCGCCGCACCTGTTCGACGGCCACCGCATTGTGGACATGGCCTTTGGCAAAGCGCCGTTGCCGCTGGTGTGGTTTATCAGCAGCGACGGGCGGCTGCTCGCCAACACCTACGTCCCCGAACAGCAGATTGGCGCCTGGCATTGGCACGACACCAACGGCGCCTTTGAATCCTGCGCGGTGGTGGCGGAAGGCGACGAAGACATGCTCTACGTCGCGGTGCGCAGAAACATCAACGGGCAAACCAAGCGCTACATCGAACGCCTCGAATCCCGCGCCTTTGGCGCGCAAGAAAACGCCTTCTTCGTGGATTCCGGCCTGTCCTACAACGGCATGCCGGTGAAAACCCTGAAACAACTCGGCCACCTCGAAGGCAAGACAGTGAGCATCCTCGCCGACGGTGCGGTACACGTGCCGCAGACCGTGACGAATGGCGAAATCCACCTGCAACACGCGGCAAAAAAAATCCACGTCGGCCTGCCATACATTGCCGAAATCCAGACCCTGCCGGTAGTGGGCGACATCGACAACGGCAAAGGGCGGGGGCTGACCAAAAACGTGAACAAAGTCTGGCTGGACGTCATCCAGACCTCCGGCATCTGGGCTGGGCCGGAGGAAGGGCGCCTGGTTGAACACAAACAGCGTACCACCGAACCGCTCGGCACGCCGCCGCGCCTGAAAACCGGCCAAATCGAAATCACCGTATATCCCGACTGGAACGACTACGGCCAAATCCTCATCCAGCAGCGCGACCCGCTGCCGCTTTCCCTCGTCTCACTCACCACGGAGGTTGCCTTCTGATGGACTTCGCCACCTTTGGCCTTGGCATGCAAGGCCTCGGTTACCTGACATCCGCCCTCGGCGCTTACGGCCAGGCCAAAACCGACCGTCTCAACTTCCGCCACCAGCAAATCATGGGCAACTGGCAGACGCGGCTGAACAACGCCTACAACCAATACCAGGCAGACCGGCAATTTGCCGCCGACCAGTTTGCCGCCAAACGGGAATACCTGCTGGGCAGCTACGAGGCCGAAGCCCTGAGCCAGCAGGGGCGATACGACCGCGCCGCGCTCGAACACCAAGAGGCGATGAGCGGCATCAACGCGCAAATCCAGCGCAACAACCTGCAACACCAGGCGGACATCGCGCGGGTGAACGCCAACCTCGCCAACTTTGCCAAGACCAGCGCGCGACACGCGGGCGATCATGCCATCGCCCAATACAGCCTGCGCGCCGGCAACCAGAAGGCACAGGCGCGGGCGGCGCTCGCCGCAAACGGCGTTGTGCTGGACGAAGGCAGCGCGCAGGAGCTGATGGACAGCGCCGACCTGATGCGCCATATCGACATCGACACCCTGAAACAAAACGCGCTGAACGAAGCCTTCGGCTACGAAACACAAATGCTGAACCAGTTGGCGCAGGCGGGCATGGCGGAGGCGAACAAAGCCACCATCCACGGCGAGTACTACGGCAGCCGTGGCGTGCGCACCCAGTACAACGCACCCATGGACATGAGCCCCTACGTCGGCCGCCAGTACGTTACCCCGACCCCGGAAAACCCCGTGTACAACAGCGGCGTCAGTCCCGGCGGCGCGCTGCTCGGCGAACCAGCGGTAGCGGAGCTCACGCGCCGCCATCTCGATGGAGATGCCTCGCTCCCGAGCATAGGCGCTGGTATCGAAGCTCGTGACGCGCAGTGCTACTCCGAGGCGCCCACAGAGCTCCTCGACAAAGCGCTGGTCGCCCTCGCTTTCCTCTGCCCGCAGGCGGAAGTTGCAGTGCAGGGCTCTTAGCCTAGCCCCATAGCCAAGGCGCAACATAGCCATCAGCAGAGCGAGCGAATCCGCTCCTCCACTGATGGCTATGTATAGGATCCCCGCTGGGG